ATTCTCTAAATTGTCTTTGTAATGTTTAGAAATGTGTGGATTGTCCTCTAACAAAGATGGTATAAATATTCTATGCTTTGGTAATTGCTTGTCCTTATACGGCTTGTAATAATCTTTATATACCCAATTCTTTGATGGATTACAAGTCATTAACATTTTAGGCATTAATCCGTATTCATCCAGCCTGTATCTTATTCTTGACTTAACTATATTTCTTGCTTTAATATTTATTTGATTTACCTCATCAATAAAAGCACCAGATATTTCAAGACTACCCAAGTCATCAAAATTAGGGTCTGATGGATAATAAAACAAATCTTTTAAAAGTATCTCACTACCATTATGCCATAGTATTACTCCACTTTGTGCTTTATATTCCCATAGTTTTGACATTTCAAGTTTGGTGCTTAACTCAAAGAATGTATTTAAGGTCGTTTCCTTTAGTGATTTTAATTTAGACCTACCCATCAACCACCTTGTATCTGGATAGTTAGTACACATGTCCATCAACCATAATACTCCTAAAGCAGATTTACCACCTCCAGCACCACCACCATATAATACTTCAGTAGTAGTGTTATCCTTTAAATAATAGGCTGCTTCGTTTTGTTTATTTGTTAGGTTTAACTCCATTGCCAATGTTTAATACAATAGGCTTGTCATCTGATGTAATATCCAATTCTGATTTTTCAATGTAGCCTCTTTTTTTACCTTTGGTTTTTAGATAGAATATAGTTGCAGCCGTTGAGCCATTGCTCATCTGCTGGTGTAATTGGCTTTCTGCAAAATCCAAAGCCATATTTTCTACCTCTTTTACTGCTTCTGCAAACTTTGGATCATCTTTTAACCATTGATAATATTGTGTTCTGCCTACACCAGCAGTTTTACAGGCAGTCGTTACTATTCCTAATGATTTCTCTAACGCTTCTAATATTGCTTTTTTATGTTGTTCGGTTTTGTTCATAGTCTTTCAATATTTGACCTTTTAAACTTTTAAATTTATGTTTTGAAATCTCGCCACTTTTATATGATTGATAAAGTGCAATTAATAATCTTCTTTTGTTCATTTTATTGAATTTAAAAACTCATTTCTAACAGTGGCATCATCTTTAAATGCTCCTAATAATTTATTAGTTGTTGTATGGGTGTTATGTTTTTTTACTCCTCTCATTTCCATACATAAATGTTTTGCCGTTAATGATACTGCAACACCTTTTGGTTTTAATTCATCCCATAGAAATTCAGCAACTTGCGTTGTTATTCTTTCTTGATTTTGAAGTCTACGAGCAAATGTTTCTAATGTCCTTGCAAGTTTTGACAATCCTACTATTCTTTTATCTGGTATATAAGCAATATGTCCCTCCCCAAAAAAAGGTGCTAAATGATGTTCACATAAAGAATGAAAAGGAATATTTGTTTGTATTATCATTTCATCATAACCTTCTCCCTCAAATGAAGTACAATTCCAATCTGGTGGATTTAAAAATTCTGTAAGAAATTTTATATACCTTTTCGGAGTATCTTTTAAACCTTCTCTGTTTATATCTTCGCCAAAATGCTCAAGTAATTTCTTAACGTGATCTTCAATATTTTTATTATCCATTTATATATATTTTTATACTCCTGTTTTTTTATTCCAAATATCAATATGTAATCTGGTTGTAAAGTTAACATAGTTATCAATTGCTAAATTAACCACATTTAATTTATTATTTTTTAATAAACTTTGATTTTCTCCAGACGGCATTAAATATATTTTATTTTTATCTATTATATCATAATAAAGTTCTTTAATTTCTTTCCAACCTTCATGATCATTTATAACAAATTTAAAAATAGTATTATATTTATTTAATTTTTTAATTACTTTAGGTTTAAAAGTCATTGCTTTTTCATTTCCAGAATTTAGTAGTTTAGGACTACAATTCCACAAATCAATATTTGCTAATAAGTATTCATTTGGCATTATTGTGCCGTTTGTTTCTACTTCAAAATAAGCATCTGGATTAATTTCTTTATAAATATATTTAATAAATTCTCCTAATGCTTTCTGTTGCATCATAGGTTCTCCTCCTGTCAGTATAACATGAGCACCTTGTTGTATTGCCTTTATACACTTATTATCTAATATTTCATTTACTTCTTTTATTTCTGCCTTCATCCAAACCTCTATTGTATCGCATCTAAATTCTGCTCCTCCGTATAATTTTTTATCAAATTGAGTACCCATTCCTCCACAAATTAAATTGCATCCACCCAATCTTACAAACACGCTTGGTATTCCTATTGTCTTTCCCTCTCCTTGTATAGAGTAAAAAACTTCGCTAATTGCCAATTTATCCTTCATATCTACAATTTGTCTTTGGTGTTTCACTCATTTCAATTGCATAAAGCAAAGGAAATTGAGGTTTAAAATAGTCAAATATAATTTTGCTCATATTCTCCACGCTTGGATTATGTAAAGGAAAAACATCATTTAGATGACGATGATCTAAAATATTATCCACATATTCTTTAATAGGTTTTAACTCTCCATAATCTTGGACAAATCCAATATCGTTTGGCTCTCCTTTTAAAAACACTTTGATAATGTAATTATGTCCATGTAATCTTCCACAAGGATGTCCCTCGTATAATCCCTCAAGTATATGACTTGCTGAAAAATGAAATTCTTTACTAATTATATTCATATATATTTTTTTAATTTTTTCTTAATTATAAACATAGGCATTAAGTGTTTCGATATGACTTATTGCATTATTAATATTTAATCTATCTTTATAGAATTGAGATGAACAAAGATATTCTGATGTATAGATTTTATCAACATTGAAAAGTAGTGCTTCCAACTGCGTTTCTGTTCTAAAGTATTTAAATTCGTTTTGTGAGTTCTTGTATTTTATTTTAAGATTATTATTGCAGAATTGAATGATTAGAATTTTCCCTATATGAAACTTTTTTATATGCTGGAATAGGTTTATTACTTCATAGTCATTTAAATAATGTAGAACGTATCTAATCACTATTAAATCATATTCTCCAACATGTGTTAAGATGTTGTCAAGAATATCTGGTTTTTTAGTTTGATCAACATCCACAGAAATTGCTTGTGGAATGAATTGTTTTAAATTACCATTTGCTCCACCATAATCAGCAACTTTTTCTGGTATGGTTATCAAATTAAGAATTTCTTTGGTAGATTTGGAATAAATAAAATTAGCAGTATCATTATCCCATTTACCAAAATTAATTCCTTGGTCTTCGTTATAGATTATTGATTGCATATTTTTGAAATTTTACCCATTCTTTAAAATTATGAATTGCTACGGCTCTTGATTTGAGCCTTTTTCCTTTGGGCTTGTTAATTTTATCAATGCTCTTGCCGTTAAATTGGTAAAGGTATCCTCCTCTGTTTCCATATATCCAAGCCGTAGAATCTACTGAATGAAACTTGAGTTTAGGAAGATGATTAAGTTTAGTATATCCTAATCCATGAACTTTGCAATTTTGTTTCTTGGCTATATCCAAGAGTTTACTAATAACATTTAATCCTCCAGAATTACGAATCCATCTGGATGTATATTTTCCGCTGAGTGATAGAGCCACATAATCATAGTCCTCAACCATTTTATGATAGTAATTTAACGATCGAGATGGATGCCATACGGGTATAGATTTCTTACCTGTTTCTTTTTCTAATCGAGCCCTAAGTTCCTCTACCTTCTTGATACCTACAACTGAATCAATATCCAATTCTAAAAAATGATCAATATCCATTTCGTTAATAAAGTCGATATACTTTGTAAGATAAGCATTCCAATCAATCTCATTAGTATCGTTATTACCCATAAACGTAAATGCTCCAGAATCGAGCAAGAAGTCCCAATGTTCTCGTATATAAGGTTTCATCCAATCTTGCATGTAGTAAAAACTTTCAAGAACGCATATATTCTGAGTGTTCTCTTTGCGCATTTGTTTCTCAGCTTCCCGAGCAGAATCTCCTCCAAACGGAGTGCTGTACGCTGCCATGTATACTTTCATATCTTTCTGTTCTTGTTCCGTTTGTATA